CTGGCCCGCACGCTCTCGCAGCGGGCAGGGCGCCCGTTCGAGACGCTCATCATCGACGAGGGATTCACGGCGTTCGACGCGGGCGCCAGGCAGCGCGCGGTCGGCGTGATCTCCACGCTCCTGCGCGAGTTCCCTCTCCTGATCCTCGTCACGCACCTCGAGGAGCTGGCCGAGGCCTTCCCCTCCCGGCTCGTGCTCGAGCGCGACGGCGGAGCCTCGGTGGCTCGGCTCGACGCGGGAGGATCGCCGTGAGGACTGAGCCCGTCGCGATGTGCCGCACGGACGAGGTGTGCTACTGGACTCACGGCTGGGTCGACAAGCGCAAGTTCCGCGGCGCCCTGCTCTCCGCGGCCTCCTGGCCGTCCAGCCTCGAGGGCGAGGAGGAGCCGGACACGATCATCAGGGGCAAGGTGCACCACGGCTGGGTGCTGACGGTCGCCGGAGACACCTCGGGTTGCGGCTGGGACGCCACGATCCACTTCCTGCACGAGCCCCTGGCGGAGGGCACGGAGACGTTCGAGGACACCTACGACGCCGACGGCAACGAGGTACCGGCGCCGATTATCGACGGCCCGCACGAGGCGACCTGGTGGGAGGCCTCGTGAGGATCAGGAGCGTCAAGCCCGACTTCTGGCAGAGCCTGACCGTGGCCGAGCTGTCGCTCCCGGCGCGCCTGCTCTTCATCGGGCTCTGGAACTACTGCGACGACGAGGGCCGCGCGATCGACGACGCGCGGCTGATCCGCGGGCACCTGTTCCCTTTCGACCACGAGGTCGGGCTGGACGACGTCTCGAGCTGGCTCGAGGAGATCTCGAGGGCCCAGCTCATCGTCCGATACCAGGCCGCGGGCCGGCCGCTCCTCGCCGTGCGCTCCTGGGGCGAGCACCAGCACCCCCAGCGGCCTCGCGCCTCGAGATGGCCTGCGCCACCGCCCGTAACGGACAGGTCCGCGACAGCTCAGCGACTGTTCCCTGAGGGCTCCCTGCCGGAAGTGGAAGTGGGAAGTGGGAAGTGGGATCGGGAAGTGGGATTAGGAAGTGGGAGTAGTACAAAGGCCGCGCGGCCAAAAGACGCGGCCGCGGCCATCGAGGAGAGCACTGACGTCGAGAGGCTCGAGCAGGCGCTCGGCTCCGGCACGGCTGTCCACAACCTCCTGTGGATCGCGGACCAGGACCCGCGCTGGCTCGAGATCCGGCCCTCCCACGTCGCTGCCCTGAACGGCGGAGGAGCTGAGCCCTGGCGCCGGAGGCTCGTCGCTGAGGCTCTCTCGAGGCTCAGGTCGGCCCCTCCTGCGGACTGGACTGCGATCGAGGACCCGGCTGCCTACCTGACGGCCATGGTCGACGAGATCGAGAGAGAGGCCGTGGAGATCCACGGCGGAGAGGAGAGCACGTGAGCGGAGAGATCCGAACCACCGACGAGGAGCACACGCACGGCAACGAGGAGCTGGGAGCGGCCTATCGGGCAGCGACCGTCCGCAGGATCGAGGAGTACCTCGCGACCTCCGGGCTCGAGCGGCAGAGCGACGAGAGCCTGGCCGACGAGGTCATCCGGCTCATCGGAGCAAGCCTGGCCCACCGGCGGCTCCCGAGCGTCAAGGCCTTCGTGCTGGGCGGCCAAGTCCGCGAGCTGCTCCGGCCGGCAGCGGACCTGGACCCGAAGCTGATCTCGGTCGAGCTGTCCGACGGGAGCATCTGCCGGGTGCGATCGCTCGACGGTCGGTCGCTCGAGGAGGGCGCCCAGGCCGTGGTCGTGCTCCACACGGAGGACGGCGGGGAGGTGGAGCCCGGTGAGGGAGGCGGCTCGTAAGCTCCGGGCCGCGGCCCTCGAGACGGTCGGGGACATGATCGTTCGGGAGGCCAGGCCGAGCCGGATCAACAAGCACAACACGATCGTGCCGACGCAGCTCGTCGACATGCTCCGCGAGGCCCGCTCGGGAGACTTCGAGGCGGCCCTCGAGGAGCGCCTGCAGCTGCACGGCCTGAACGAGGAGGTAGGCGATGTGCTGTAACGCTCTCGAGGAGCAGCTGCCCGCGGTCGGTGATCGCGCACGGTCGATCATCCCGGGCCGGGCGGGAGAGCTGATCGACGACCTGGTCTCGGTCTACGCTCCCGACTTCTACCTCGGCGGAGGCGCGCGGGAGATGCGCGTCGACATGCTGCTCGAGGAGCTGCGGGATCTCCTGGCCGGAGCGCCAGCCTGATGACGCTCCTCCGCGCGACCCAGGAGCAGGTCGACCACTGCAGGGAGTGGGCTGCCCTGATCGCGGCCGAGGGTCAGGCCAAGGACGGCGACAACCCGAACAAGCGCAACGTCATCGAGCGCGAGCGATCCAACGCCCTCGGCCACCTCGGGGAGCTGCTCCTCTCGCGGGACTTCGAACTCGAGTGGAGCGAGGGCGACGCGCGCGACCACCGCTGCCTCCCCAAGATCCTCCGCGGAGACAACGGCTACGACATGGTGGTCGCTGGTCGCCGGATCGAGGTCAAGGCCTGCGGCTGGAACAGCGCGACGCTCATCGAGCGGCACGAGGGCGACTTCGATCCCGAGCGTCAAGATCTCATCGTGCTCCTGCGGGAGACCTTCGCCGACGGCAGCCTCGTCGGCCTCGAGGCCCTGGGCGTCATCGACCCCGCGACGTTCAATGCGCGCGCGGGCTACGTCCGGATCGATGGCTCCGATCGGCGCGTCATGACGGCGCGCGAGCTGGGGAGCTACGACCTGCTCGCGGAGATCCTGACGACGCCAGAGCTCGCGGAGGCTGCTTGGCTGAACGGCCGCCCTCCCGGCGGGTGGGTCAGTGGCTAGGCTGCCGCGCTGCGTCGTCTGCACCCGGGACGTCGAGTCCGTGCGCGTCCCGCGCTGCGCGCACTGCAAGGCCGCGCTCTGTCCGTTGATCCTCCGCGACTGCCAGGCCGAGCACATGGCCGCGCGCCACCCGCGCGTGCAGCAGGCCGTAGATCTCGAGCTGACGTTCCCCGCGGGAGAGCCGGAGCCCGTCGCCGAGGAGCCGCCGGCCTGGCGCGAGAGCGGAGGCTGGCAGTGATCTCGGGAGAGATCCTCGCGCGCACTGAGATCCGCATCGAGCCGTTGCCGATGCCGCGGCCGCGGAGCCAGCCCGGCGGCCATGGGCGCCCGTTCATCCCTCCCAAGTTCCGGGCCTATCTCGAGGAGCTGCAGGCGGCCCTCCTCGAGGCCCGAGTCATGCGCGCGCCCGTGGCTGGGCCGATCGCCCTCGGGCTCGAGTTCTGGCGCTCCTCGAGGCGCCGCTGCGATCTGGACAACCTGGTCAAGGGCATCTGGGACGCAGGCAACGGCGTGCTCTGGGTCGACGACTCCCAGATCATCCACCTCGAGGCGTCCAAGCTGGTCGGCCCTCCTCCCGGCAGCATCCGCGTGACCGCGGTCCTTATAGGGGCTCCCAGGGAATCTGCAGAAAAGGCAGAAAACCCCTTGACGGGCGGAGCCTGATATGGGACAATCTGCGGGAGCCGCAGATAGCGGCAAGCGAGGAGGACCGGAGATGACCAAGGCAGAGGAGCGCCAGGAGCCCCAGGAGAAGGGGTTCATGATCCAAGAGTCCTACGGGCTCTCAATCGACGTCGGATCGGTCGACCCGCAGGAGCCGCGCGGGTTCGCTTTCGGCGAGGACGCCAGCTTCCGGCTCGACTACGGCCTCCGCGATGGAGCGCCCGAGGTCCGGGTCAGCATGGGCGCTATCGGAGCGCACGACGCCAAGACAGCGCGGCGCCGGGCGACCTCCTACTCGATGGTGACGTTCCTGGCCGAGACGGCTGAGATGCTTATCTCAGCCGGGCTCGACTCCCAGGCCGTGCTCGCCCAGCACCTCCGGGCAGCGCTCGAGGCCCAGGGCTACGTCGACCTCTACGCCCGCCGGGCAGCTGACCGCAAGGCCCAAGAGCAGAGCGACGCCCGGTTCCTGGACCACCAGGAGCAGCGCGCCGAGGGGACTGAGTGAGCATGGCGGCCTACGAGCTGAGCGAGACGCAGCGGCAGGTCATCCGGGGCAGCCTCTCGATGGTCGAGGAGATCTCGGAGCACGAGGAGCACGCGGACGAGCGTGCGGACGAGTTCCTGCGCCTGGTGGCGCTGGCCCTGGGAGGTGCGCGATGACGCCGGAGTACGTCCAGATCGGTGGGCAGTCAGTCCGAGTCGACACCTGCCCGAGCTGCGCGCACACGGGCCATGACGGCGAGCCCTGCGAGGCCTCGACGTTCACGCTGAACCTCGAGACGGGCGAGCGCTCGGTGCCCTACGCATGCAAGTGCGGGCACGAGCTGGCGCCGGTGTTCGAGGTCCGCTATCTGCTGGTCGCCAAGAGCGAGGAGGACCGGCGCCGGATCGCTGTCGAGGGCTCCCTCTTCGTGCGCGAGGCCGACGTCGCGGAGGCGGACGCCTACTGGTCCCCCGACGACGAGGGCCTCCTCGATGTCGACTTTCTGCTCCCTGGTGGGAGCTACAGCGCCTCGAACCGAGCAGTGATCGGTGGCACGAACGTGCAGCTTCCGCCGGGCTACGAGTTCGACCAGGCGCACATCCTCTGGGTCCGCGCTCGGCCTGACATGGACGGGGAGGAGCGATGACCTCGACAGCGGAGGAGCGCGCGCGGGTTCGCAGCGCCGTCCGGCACACGGCGCGCGACCTCGGATCGTACGCATGGCCAACAGCCAGCGTTGCCGAGCTGGTCGACGGAGTATGCGACTGGCTCGCGCCCGCGAGCAAGGCCGAGGAGGCGCTCGTCACGGCAGCGGTGCTGCAGGCACTCGACCTCCCCATCGGCACGGCCGACAACCACCGGGTGCCTATCTCCCAGGTGCAGCGGCTCGGCCAGCAGCAGGAGGAGGTCCTGGTCCCGCTCAGCGCCGACGACCGGGAGATAGTCGAGCACGTCAAGCAGGCGGTGCGCGAGGCGCAGTCGCCCGTCGGCAGGATCGCTGCCTACAATGACGTGCCCCTCGGGAAGCTCGCGCTCGCAGTGATCGCTCTGCACGAGCTGGACGAGGAGGACTCGTGAGCCTCGACGGCGAGCAGATCGGTGAGGTCGTCAAGCACTCGAAGGCCCGCAAGGCCGAGGCCCACCGAGAGGTGGAGCGTCGGCAGCGGGAGGCGACGCGCAAGGAACTCGAGCGGCTGCGGCTGCTCGAGCGGCTGGTCGGCTCCGCGGTCGACCAGTGGCAGGCTCAGGAGGTGCCAGCCGACAGCGCCCTCGAGGTGATCTCGGGAGCGCTGGTCGACCTGGCCAAGGCGAAGGAGGAGCAGGGTGGATGAGGACAGAGTTCGGGTCGTGAATCCCGAGACCGGCGTGCTCGTCGGCACAGGATCGCTCGCGGCCATCGGGCAGCTCCCGGACGAGAGGGTCGCGGTCGTGCTGGACCCGGCTCGCCCGGGCGGCAAGGCCATGACGGCGACCTATCCGGTCGAGTGGATCTCAGACGAGCCAGCGCTCGGCCAGCTGCACAAGTGCGAGGAGTGCGGGCACCTGCACTGGATGGGTCCGGAGGAGGGCTACGCTCCCTGCCCCATCGAGGGGTGCCTCTGCGAGGGGCAGCTCGAGCCGGACGCCGAGCTGCACGACGAGATCAGACGAGAGGCCGAGGAGACCGAGATAGCGCTGCGCCAGTTCGCGGAGCTGCTCGAGCGCCTGCCCGACGCGCGCTCGAAGTTCCCCTCCCTCCTGCCGGAGCTGCAGGGCGAGGAGCACGGCTGGCTCGGCGGGCCGTTCGTGATCGACGAGCTGAGGAAGCTCGCCCGGGAGGGCGAGGAGCGATGACGGCGCGCAAGGCTGGCCCGGCGGAGAAGCTCGGCCCTCGGCCCGAGTGGGGCCGCGGGGACCGGGTGAACCTCGACGGCATCGGAGAGGACATGGAGGTGCTCTCGGTCAAGCCAGGCGCGACGGCCTGGTGGGTCGAGGCGAGGTTCGAGGACGGGCGCACGTGGAAGGTGCCAGCAGAGCGAGTGTGGACGCCATGACTGGGGGAGAGATGAGCCTGACGTTGGAGCTGCAGGGGATCGCTCGGGCCCGGCTGCCGAGGAGCAAGGTCTCGCCCGAGGACGTGCTCGAGGCCATCGAGCAAGCGAAGCGGGAGATCAGCTGGGACATGAGGCAGGGAGTGGTCGGCGAGGTCGAGGGCTTCTCCGATCTGCACGACTTCGTCGACGCCAACGAGTACGGCGGGCTCTGCGCTGCCCGAGCTGGCTGGTCGATCGAGACGGTCGCGCTCGTGCAGGACGCGCTCGACGCATGGCTCCGGGCAGGCCGGCCGTGAGCGACGAGCTGCTCAACCCAGAGGCCGTCATGAACAACGCGGCGGATCTCCTCGAGGAGCTGGTCGGGCGCGACCTCCTGGCGCCGGAGGAGGTCGCCGGAGACGAGCTCTCCCAGGAGCGCGCCCAGGCTCTCGGCGCCGACCTGCGGATCGCAGCGGCACAGCTCAAGCGCTTCATCGAGCAGACCATCGCCGAGATGCACCCGCTCGTCAGCTGCCCGGATTGTGGGGAGACGCAGACGGCGTGCGACGCGGGGAACCGCTACTGCGCGAGCTGCGGGGAGACGCTCGACGGAGCGCCGGGGCCCGAGGGATCGGAGAGCAACCCGTGGTGCTGGTGCGGGCACGCTCAGTCGCGCCACCGCGACGGCATCTGCTTCAGCTGCAAGGACGACAGCGCAGAGGATGACGAGGCAGATCCTCTGCACGAGTTCCAGGACGCCAAGGTCGGGCGCCCGTGAGAGTCCTCGACCTCTTCGCTGGCCTCGAGGGCTGGTCGGCTCCGTTCAGAGAGCGCGGCCACGAGGTCTGCTCGACCGACATAGACACGCGGTTCGATGTCGATATCCACGCCGACATCCTCGAGCTGGTGCCTGCGGATCTGCCGTGGCGGCCGGACCTGGTGCTCGCCTCCCCTCCCTGTGAGTCGTTCTCGACGCTCAGGATCGGGTACAACTGGACTGGCCCCAAGGACGACCCGCCGCATCAGCCCAAGACGGACGCGGCTCGGCTCGCCCTGCGGATCGTGGAGCGGACGCGCTGGCTCATCGAGGAGCTGAACCCGGCGTACTTCGTCATCGAGAACCCGAGGGCCAAGCTCCGCAAGCTGCCGGTGGTCCAGGACTGGGAGCGGCAGACGGTGACCTACTGCCAGTTCGGTGAGCCGTTCATGAAGCCGACCGATCTCTGGGGAGGGTTCCCTCCCTCCCTCGAGCTGCCTCCTCCGTGCAAGAACGGAGACCCGTGCCACATCCGCGCGGGCCGAGGCTCGACCACCGGCATCCAGGGGAGCGGAGTGATCGTGGTGCTCGAGGAGCTGCGCGCCAGGGAGCGCGAGCGCCAGGGCCGGGAGCACCTGACGAGGATCGAACAGGCCGTGCTCGCGCGGCTCGACGAACTCGAGGCGGCCGGCTCGACCGCGCGCAAGGCCAAGAAGCAGCTCCGCGCGGGCAACCTGTCAGATCAGAAGCAGGCGCTCCGCGAGGCCAAGAAAGAGGGCCTGTTCGACGACTCCCGGCTCTCGGTGAAAGCGATGCAGGAGGAGGAGCTGGGCTATCGCCGCACGGAGTCCTCGGGAGAGCGGACGCGCCGGGAGGTTGTCGCCGCGCACCCGAAAGGATCGGGCGAGCGCATCCGGCGCGAGGTCGCGGTCAGCGGCAAGTCGTTCGACCAGGCGACGCTCGCAGCCCTCCGGGCCAAGATCCCGTACAGGCTGGCGCTCGAGGTCTGCACGGCGGCCGAGGTCGACCTGGTGCTCGGCAACAGGCACGTCGGAGCCACAACGCTGTTCTGAGAGGAGAGCCATGGCAGTAGCGACCAAGATCCAGTGCGACATCTGCGGGGAGGAGCAGCCGCAGTTCACAGAGCTGGGAGGGCCGGAGGAGCGAGGTTGGGCGAAGCTGACCAAGGGGCAGAACTCCCGGGATGTGTGCCCGGTCTGCTTCCACCAGATCACCACGAGATAGGGGAGGAACATGGGCGAGGGATCGCAGCCAGCCTGGGCCAAGGGCTACCAGCTCGAGTACTTGCAGTCGATCGCGCGCGTTTTCGCGGAGCATGACGGGGATCTCCCGCTCTCTCCGTTCACGCGCTTCAAGGAACGGGACGTGGCCGAGGCCGCGGCCAACGGAACGCTGTGGATCTCGACCGACGACAAGGCCTACGCCGTGGTCGAGAACGTGGTCAAGGCTCGGCCCATGCGCGACTTCAGCGGCGCCGTGGTCGGGGCTGCAGAGCCGGGAGGAGTCCTCGTCTCGAGGATGGCCTGCCGGCCTGGCGGATCGCAGTCGCTCCTCGACCTCCTGGTCGAGGCGAACCGCGAGTCCCCGAAAGGCATGTGGGTCCACTGCTGGCAGGAGCACCCGCTCGACCGAGCGATCGTCAGCCAGCTTGACCTCTGGCCGGGAGGCACCAAGATCCGGGCAAGCTCGGAGCTGATTGGGATGTGGACGAACACGCCGGTGCAGGCCACGCCGATCGCGGAGACGCTCGGGCTCTCACAGCTCAGGCTCGCGGTCGAGGACGACATGCTCGAGGCCGCGGCTGCAGAGCTGGCGGAGGTCTCCGGCTACGCCCAGCACTACAGCTCGTACAACAAAGGCGGCTCCTGGTCGGCGCTGGCTCTGCGTGGCTATGGGCCTCCCGGCGCCGGTGCTGATCCCGACTTCATCATCAAGCCGGCGGAGATGAGCCGCAAGTGGAAGCGCGAGAACGAGGAGACGCTCGAGTGGGAGTGCCAAGAGGGCCCGCTCCTCGAGGAGCTGCCCGCGGTCGCGACGCTCGAGAAGCTGCTGCCCGGCTACAAGCAACGGTCGCGGCTCATGCTCCTCGAGCCAGGAGGCGGAGAGCTGACGCGCCACGCCGACATCACCGATCCCGAGGCGGGCGTGGGCGATGGCAAGGTGCTCCGGCTGCACATCCCGATCATCACGAACCCCGACGTGCTGTTCCACATGTGGCAGCTCGACGGATCGCAGGAGGAGGCCAACATGCGGCCGGGTGAGGTCTGGTATCTCGACACTCGCAAGCCGCACACGGCCAAGAACGGGGGAGAGAGCCAGCGCGTCCACCTGGTGGTCGATGTGTTCTCGAACCCTCAGTTGCTCGACCTGCTGGGGACGCACGCCATGACGGTGGTCCCGGCGCCGAGCGGAGAGTGGGTCCGTTGAACAAGAGAGAGAGACAACGCTGGCTGAAGTCGATCGAGAGGGCGAATCAGCGCGTCGCGGTCATCGAGGCGGACCTGGCGGGAGCGAAGGAGGATCTTGTGGAGGAGATCCGGCTGGCCCGGCAGGAGGGCATCAAGCCCGACGACATCGCGGAGGTGCTCGGCATCCATCGCGACTCCGTCTCGAGGCTCGCGCCTCTCCGCAAGAACAAGCGGAGGGCCTCCTGACGTGGCTCGAGAGAAAGGGCTCCCGCCGCGGCCCGAGGAGATCGCAGACCTGCTGCGCGATCTCGCGCGGGAGATGGCCCTGCTGCTCGCGGAGTACCGCTGGCTCCACGGCACGACCTATGATCCTCCGCGCGGCTCGGGCGACTACACGACGGGGAGCCGGGAGCCGGACCGTGCGGGCTCTCTCCTGGCGAACCGGAACCGATCGCATGCGAGGAAGGCGATGGTCAAGGCTCGAGAGGCGATCCTGAACGCGAAGAGTCAGCTGCAGGAGGCCGAGGTGCAGCTCGGCCATGGCCTCCCCCGACTGCAGGGCCGCCCATCGATCGAGCCGGAGCAGGAGGAGTACCCGACGGTCAGCACGGCAGAGATGGCCAAGAGCCAGGAGGCCCAGGTCCGGCGGCACGAGAGAGGGGAGGGGTTCGGTGAGGGGTAAGTACACGCGCTCATACGCTGTCTACGTTCGCCAGGCCTACCGCGCGCACGGCTTCGGAGCCAAGGCCCAGGGCACCTACCAGAGCCTCGAGGCCGCCTGTGCTCGCGCCGGCATGGCCGCGGCCAGGCTCTCGCTCGCCTGCCTCGTGGTGGATCGCTACACGGGCGAGGATCGCCTCCTCGTCTATCCGAGCGGGGAGGTGCGCGTTGGCTGAGCGATCGCCCGTCGTCCTCGAGGAGCTGCCAGCCCCGGTGCTGGCTCGCCACTACGGCTGCATCGTCGTGCGCGATGACAAGCTGCCAGGAGGCACCAAGCGCCGGGTGCTCCGCGAGATGATGGCGAGCGATCCCCACGTCGAGTTCGTCTTCGGCGGCCCCGCGCAAGGCTACGCACAGCTCGCCCTCGCCTATGCCGCGCGCGACTGCGGGAAGAGCGCGACCTACTTTGTGGCCGAGCGGCGCGAGCTGCACCCGCTCACGCGCGAGGCGCAGGAGGCCGGAGCCAAGATCGTCCAGGTCCCAGCAGGCCGGCTGAGCGTGGTCCAGGCTCGAGCGCGCACCTATGCGGGAGACGTCGGCGCGCTGTTCTATCCGCTCGGCTTCGACGTGCCCGAGTTCCACCAGGGCCTCGTCGCCCTCGCCAAGTCCCTCCCCATCAGGCCTCCGCGCGAGGTGTGGGCGACAGCAGGATCGGGAGCGCTCTCTCGAGCGCTGCAGTCGGCGTGGCCGGACGCGCAGCACCACGCTGTTCGGATCGGCTTCCAGCCCGACATCGGCAGAGCTCGTCTCTATGTCGCGCCCGAGGCCTTCGGCGATACAGCAGCCGAGCCGCCGAGCTTCCCCAGCTGCCCGTGGTACGACGCCAAGATGTGGGTCTACGTTCGAAAGTTCGCATCGGCGGGAGCGCTCGCCTGGAACGTGGGCGCCTGATGCCGAACTTCACGAGCGAGAGCGGACGCTGGGTAGAGATGCTGCCCTCCCTGGACGTGCATGACGCGGCCCTCGAGGAGTCGTTCGGAGCGATGCTCGCCGTGGCTCAGGCGACAGACATGCGGCTCCGGCTCGTCGCTACGGTGGGCAGCAACGAGGAGGCCGAGAGGATCTCTACGGCTTTCGCGCGCGTCGCGATCGCAGCAGGGCTGACGGCGGAGCAGATGTCGGAGACGCTGTTCTTCATCGCGGCGGCCGGCGTGGAGCTGGACCCCGATCGCTGGGAGGAGATCCTCGAGGACGAGCCCTTCGAGCCTCCGCTCGGGGAGGACGAGGTCGTGCCAGTCGATCTCGAGCGCTGCTGGCGCGCGGGCTGCGGCGCCGAGATCAGCCGTGAGGACGAGGTAGGGTTGTGCTGGCCCTGCCGTGAGGAGCTGAAGCGACTTTGAAACGTGGGAGCGGGTCTCGACCCTCGGATGCTGGCGATCCTCTGTACACAGAACACCGAGGAAAGGGTCGGCGAAGTCGGGAACAAGCCCGCCAGCGGCTCTCCGCCCGGACCCCGCTCCCACCCTCTCCTCTCTGGCGCGAGCTGGAAGAGGAGGCGGAGTATCGACGACTCCGCCGAGGGATCAGGAACGGCGTGCTGATCTCGTTGCCGGTGCTGGCTCTCGTCGTCCGGTGGGCGATCCGGTGAGGCTCAAGCACTTCGTCTGGCTCGCCGTCACGCTCGACCTCGAGTGCTGGACCGCGGTCTGCCGCTGTGGTTGGCAGGGAGAGCCTCGAGCCTCGAGCGGCTGGGCGACGCGCGACGCGCACGGCCACCAAGATCGACGTGCGGCATGACAGACGACCGGTGGCAAGCGCTCGAAGAGAGGCTGAACCGAGAGACGCTGTGGAGGCGAGAGGACATCCACGAGGCGGTGGGGATTGCTCGAGCGATCGGCCTTCGCCCAGACCAGGTCCTCCTCCTGGCGCTGCAACTCCAACGAGCCAGCGCCGAGTTCGCCGCGTCCATGGCCGCGGTCGCTACCACTCTGGGAGGTGAGGCCGAGGCCAACTCGACCCGATAGGCACGCTGCCGAGGCAGCCGATACCGAAGGGAGCGCAACGATGAAGCGTGCGTCAGTCACCACCATGATCCTCGTCGCCCTGGCCGGTCCTCTCGCAGGATCGGCCGCAGCGTTCCAGACAGAGGTCGATGTGCAAGGGATCTCCCAGGAGCGCGCGCGCCTGGCCCAGGCCTGGCACGAGCGCCTCGAGGAGCGAGCACGGGCTCGAGCCGAGGCGCAGGCCGCCCAGGCCGCAGCGGCGCCCGTAGCGGCTCCTCCCTCCTCGCCTGAGCCCTCGGGAGGGATCAACTGGGACGCGATCGCTCAGTGCGAGAGCGGAGGGAACTGGGCCATCAACACGGGCAACGGCTACTACGGAGGGCTGCAGTTCTCGCAGTCGACCTGGGAGGGTGCAGGCGGGCTCCGCTACGCCCCTCGAGCAGATCTCGCCACCAGGGAGCAGCAGATAGCCGTGGCCTCGGGCCTGAGCCTCTCGGCCTGGCCCCACTGCCAGATATACGCCTAGAGAGAATCTGCAGAAAGTGCAGAATAGGCCTTGACTCCCAGCCCCAGGAGGCGGATAATCTGCCTATGGAGCAGAACAAGAAGGAGCGGGAGATGGGCCAGGAGATCAGAGAGCTGAAGGGCCTCGCGCCCTCAGGGATTCACTGCGAGAGCTGCGGGCAGAGCGACCCGGTCACGGACGACGGCTACACGGCCTGCTGCAACGAGCCGACCTGCTGGGGCGACGGCGGCTGGGGCTCCACGCCCTGGGCGGTCGAGCTACGCGGCGAGGTCATCGCGACGGTCCGCGCATGCTGCGGGGCAGCTCTCTCGGCCACCCTGCAGGCTGAGGTGATCGAGTGGGACAGCTTCCACGCCGATTGCAACGACCCGGCCTGCCAGGCGCACAAGGGCCTGCACCGATGAGCCCGCAGGCGCGCAAGACCCTCGAGGAGCACCTGGCCAAGCTGCGCGGCCAGCGCCTCTCCTCGACGCAGGTGCAGCAGCCGGACCCGAGCCTACGCCGCGGAGCCCGCGACGTCGAACTGCTCGGGTTCGAGGAGGCGCGCAAGGCGCGCCAGGCCAAGAGCCACCCACGGCTCGAGGCCCTGAGAAAGGGAGGCGAGCGGTGATCATCGTCAACAAGGATCGTGTCGAGCTGGTCGAGGGGAAGCCCGAGCTGATCGGAGAGGCCTCGACGCTCGGCCTGGCGCCGGGCGAGTGGCCCTTCCACGTCGGGGTCGTCGACGACGAGGGCGAGGGATTCCTGTTCGAGAATCCCCAGCCCGAGCGGGTCGCAGGCGAGCTGGTGGCCCAGCGCTACAGCACGAGCGACGGGCGCCTGACGCTGACCGTCCTGAACGACTGAGGCAGCAGCTCGAGAGGGCCCGGGCTCCGGCCCGGGTCTTTCTCTGTCAGAGGGCCCCGCTAGACTCCGCCGCTCGTGAGAGCCGAGCGCCAGCGCTGTCGGATCTGCAGGGCGCGCCCAGCGACGCGGAAGGGACGCTGCTCGACCTGCTACGCCTACTGGCTCCGGACCGGCCAGGAGCGGCCCGAGGATCTCATCCTGAGAGCCGGCCGGCGCGCTCTCGAGAGGCGCCAGGAGAGCGATCTCGTCAGAGGCATGCTAGGCACGGGCCGCTGAGAGTGCTATAAACGCTCATGTTCGGAGTGGAGTCGAGGGGAAGGGACAGCTGATGGACGAGGAGCAGGGCACAGACGAGACCACCGAGCCCGACGAGACCGCGAGCGATCCGGCCGCCGAGGCGAAGGACGAGCACCCGGGCGAGGCGCCCGACGCGGCCGAGGAGGCCGCCGAGGACGGCGCCGAGGACACCGGATCGGAGGAGGAGGCCTCTCCGCCCGCCGACTTCGGATCGGGCGGCGTCGAGTCCGCGGTCATCCCGGACGAGCCGGAGGACGACTAGCCCTCCCGCGCTCAGGAGCAGCAGCCTCGGCGCCGAGGGGACAGGGCCGCATGCGCGCTCTGCTCTCCTCGGCTCGAGCGTCTGCGGGAGGACGAGCTCTGGGGAGCCTGCCCGACCAACGCCCTGCACGCGCCCAGCGGAGGGGATCGGAGGAGGCCATGCGACGCCCCAGGTCCGAGTGCCCTGAGCCCGGCTGCGCGACGCTGACCTCAGGCGGGCGCTGCGATCGACACAGGGCCTCAGCCGGCACGCTCTCGAGCAGAGAGCGGAGGGAGCGCGACCCATGGCTGCGCTTCTACGCCTCCTCTGCCTGGCGCCGCATGCGCGCGAGGGTGCTGCTCGAGCAGCCGCGCTGCCAGCACCCCGGCTGCAGCAGGCCGAGCACCCAGGTCGACCACATCGTTCCGATCAGGCCCGAGCAGGGAGGGGCTCGCCTCGCCCGAGAGAACCTGCAGGCCCTCTGCCATGGGCACCACAGCCAGAAGACCGGCGCAGAGAGGCGGGCCATGCTCGAGGCGCAGAGATCCCCGCGGCGCTCAGCTGCAAGGGCGAGAGCCTGAGGCAGGGAGGCCATGGGGGAGGGGCATCATCGCGGAGCGCGTGGAGTCAGGAGCAAGCTGCCTAGCCGTCTGGCGACGGCGCAGGATGGCCGTGTTCTCGGTGTCTGCCGGGCCGGGCGCGCCGGGACTGATCCCCCGGGCCCCTGACTCGGCAGACAGAGGAGGGAAGCGTCATGCTCGAGAGGCTCAAGAGCCTGTACCGCCAGCAGCTCGGAGCGATCGGCGTCGTGGAGATCGTGGTCATCGCGCTGGTCATCGTCATCGTCGTGCTGCTCCTGCGGCACTGAGAGGAGGAGCGTGAGCCCCGACGAGCTGGCCGCTGCGCTGTACTTCGTGAGCAGCGCCATGCACCAGGACACTCCGCCGGAGCAGGTCCGGGCCATCGTCGAGGCGGCGAGGGCAGAGGCGGAGGGCGAGCCCCATGCCTGACGGGATCTCTCGAGCCGAACTACGTCGTCGCGCGCGATCGCTCGGGGAGCACCGGGCCCGGGGCAAGCGTGGCCGGAGGGAGAAGCGCGCGGAGCCGGTGACGGTCGAGCGCTTCCCCGAGCTGGTCTCGCATGACTTCGTCATCGCGGCGCCGAGGCGGGGAGCGCCGAGGCTCTCCGGCGCTGCGAGCGAGGCCCTGCTCCGGTCGATCGCTCAGGCGCTCGAGCGCCGAGAGGCCTGACGTGCCCGGCCCTCGAGCCAAGCTCAGGGCCGTCGAGGATCGGGAGGGCCGGCCCGGCCATCGCCAGGTCCGCGAGGGCATCCGGCTCCCTCCTCGAGCGCCCGCGGAGCCGGACTGGCGAGAGTTCTTCCCCGTCCTCAAGGGAGCGCGCGGCCAGGCCACGACCCGCTCCCGGCGGATCGCCCGGGGCTGCTGGCAGTTCCACTGCAAGCTCCTCGAGCCGCTGGGGGTCCTGTCCGAGGCCTTCCTCCTCGGACTGCAGGACATCTGCGTCCTCGCCGCCAGGATCGACGAGTGCGAGCGCCTCCTGTCGACCCAGGGCCTGACGATCCTGAACCGGACGGATCGCGGCACGACCAGGAATCAGGCGGCCATGCTGCTGAAGCAGTTCCGGGACTCCTACTGGTCCGGCCTGCGGGAGTTCGGCCTGACGCCGACCTCCTGGGACAAGCTGAACCCGAGGCCGAGCCCGGAGGGCGAGAGTGACTTCGACTGAGACGATCGCTCCGCCGATCCCCATCGAGGCGATAGGCCAGCTCGAGGAGGCCCTCGGGGTCAGCCTCTCCGGCTGGGAGGCCCACGCTCCGCGCTACGTCTCGCCGTCGCCGGCGGAGGGGATCGAGGGCGCGCAGTTCTCGGTCGAGGCCGTCGCCAAGGTCATCCGGGTGCTCCGGCAGCTGCCGCATACGAAGGGCCGCTGGGGAGGCACGCCGTTCGAGCCGGAGCCCTGGCAGGTCGTGTGGATCATCGCGCCGGTCTTCGGCTGGCTCTACGAGAGCGGGCTGCGGATCGTCCGCGAGGTGTGGTTCGAGGTCCCGCGCAAGGCTGGCAAGTCGACCATCGCCGCGCGCTTCGGCATCGTGCTCCTCTCCGCCGACGGAGAGTTCGGCGCCGAGGTCTATGCCGCGGCGACCTCGACGGAGCAGGCCCGCCAGGTCCACGAGCAGGGCAAGTTCGTCGTCCAGGCGGCGCCGGCCAGCATCAAGAACCGCTTCCAGGTCCTCTCCGATCTGATCCGCTACCCCAAGACCTACGGGATCTTCCGGGTGCTCTCGAAGCTGGCCGATGTCGCCCATGGCCTGAACGTCTCCGGCGCAGTGATCGACGAGGTGCACCTGCACAAGGATCGCGCGCTGATCGACGCCATCGACACCGGCACGGCCGCCAGGGAGCAACCGCTCCTGATCTACATCACCACGGCGGGCGACGAGGACGAGACGACGATCTATGCCGAGAAGCACAACGACGCGATCGCCATCGCCAAGGGAGAGGACACCGACCCGAGCATCTGGGTGGTGATCTGGGCGGCCGACGAGGACGCTGATCCTTTCGCGGAGGAGACCTGGGCGGCGGCGAACCCGAACTATCCGCAGACGCCGAGCCGAGAGTACCTCGAGAAGAAAGCGCGCAAGGCGCAGCGCACGCCGACGTTCCTCCCGACGTTCAAGCGCCTCCACCTCAACATCCGCGGGAGCATCGAGGGCCAGGTCTGGCCCGGCTCTGCGTTCTGGGATGTCGAGGGGAACCCCGGGCTCGTGGTCGAGCAGAAGCTCAAGGGCAAGCCCGCGTGGGGCGGAGTGGTTGCGACGAGCGTCACGGATCTCACGGCGATCGCCTGGCTCTTCAAGAATCCCGAGGGCGCCGGGCACTGGGCGCTCTGGCGGTGGTTCCTGCCGGAGGCCTCGCTCGAGGGGCTGAACAAGCGCACGAACGACCACGCGGATCTCTGGGTCGAGGAGCGCCGGCTCCGGCTGACTCCGGGCTCGGTGATCGACACGGAGGCGCACATCGAGCAGATAAAGGCCGACGCGCTCCTGTTCGATATGCGAGAGCTGGTCTTCGATGCGACCTCGACCATCGGGATCATGAGCCCGCTGGTCGAGATCTTCGACGAGCGAGTGATCTCGATGTACCCGACGCACCCCTCCTCGGCGCTGCTGGACTGGGAAGGGCTGCTCGCCTCGGGCGAGTTCAACCACGGAGGCGATCCGATCGCGACGTGGCAGGTGTCGAAAGTCTGGGTCCGGGAGGCAGCGACCGGCGTGTTCAAGATCGACCGCAAGGGCTCGCCCGAGAACGTAGCGGGCATCGCCGCGGCAGAGCTCGCGCTCCGGCGCGCGCTGCAGCCGGGAGAGCCCGAGACGGCGATCCTGCAGTCCGTCTGAGGGAGGTGCCGTGGCGACACCGGATCAGCTCGTGCAGGGCACGCCCTGGTGGTGGCTCGCCCGGCTAGAGGGCAAGCTCAACGCCAGGCTGCCAGCCCTGCAGCTCCCGGCGGACTACTTCGCGGGGAAGCACCGGCTCCTGTTCGCGACCGAGAAGTTCCGCAAAGCCTTCGGCGAGATGTTCAAGGGCTACAAGTCCAACTGGTGCAAGATCGTGGTCAAGGCCTCAGAGGAGCGGCTGAACCCGCTCGGCTTCCGGCTCGACGCCGACGGCGATCAGGAGACCGGATCGGCGGAGGAGAAGCTCGGCCGAGGCGACAAGGACGCGTGGCTCTTCTGGCAGGCGAATCAGCTGGACGCTGCGTCCAAGATGCTCTTCACGGAGGCCATCAAGGTATCCGAGGCCTCCCTCCTCGTCTGGGCTGGCCCGCGCGACGGCATCCCGCAGATCACCGTCGAGTCCGCGACGCAGATGATCACCGACGTCGATCCCGGGACGCGCCAGCGCCGAGCCGCACTCAAGGTCTGGCAGGACGACTGGGGCTCCGTCTTCGCGACGCTCTATCTGCCCGAGGGGATCTTCAAGTTCGAGGCGGTCGATCTCGGCGCGCAGATGCTCTGGACTCCCTCGAGCCAGGATGTCCTCTCCTCTCTGCTCGGGCGCAACTGGCGCGCGCGCGAGGTGCCGGGAGAGACGTGGCCGCTGAACAACCCGCTCGGCGTCGTGCCGGTCGTGCCGATCTACAACGACCCGCAGCTGCTCCCTCTCGATGGCCTCGGCGGGATCTCGGACCTGGCAGATGTGATCCCCCAGCAGGACGCCATCAACAAGCTCCTCGTCGACATGCTCGTCGCCTCGGAGTTCACCGCGTTCCGCCAGCGCTGGGCGACCGGGCTCGAGCTGCCGACCGATCCCGAGTCAGGGCAGCCGCTCCCGCAGGCCTACGAGATGGTCTTCGATCGCCTGCTGATGAGCAAGAACTCGGAGAGCCGGTTCGGGACGTTCGAGGCGACCGATCTGAACAACTACGTCGTGGCCGTGCGCGAGCACGTCGCGGAGATGGCGAGCCAGACGCGCACGCCTCCGCACTACTTCCAGCAGCCGAGCGGCCAGTTCCCCTCGGGCGAGTCCATCAAGTCCGCGGAGACGGGCCTCGTCGCCAAGAGCGTCGAGAAGCAGACGTACTTCGGGGAGGGGCTCGAGGAGGCCATCCGGCTAGCGTTCGCGGTCATCGGGTCGCCCAAGGCGGAGGCGATCTCGATGGAGACGATCTGGGGAGATCCCGAGAGCCGATCGGAGAGCCAGCACATCGACGCGCTGGTCAAGATGAAAGACCTCGGGCTCCCCGAAGAGCTGCTCTGGGAGAAGGCAGGGCTCTCCCCGCAGGAGATCTCCCGCGCGAAGGCCATGCGCGAGGAGGAGGCACAGCTCCGGCGCGAGAACCCCGAGCTGTTCCCAGAGGTGCCGCAGCCGCAGCAGCCAGGCCAGGAGGAGGAGCCAGCCGCGGCCGCGCAGTAGTCCTCGGCACAGAGTCGAGGCGGAGGAGGGATCGAAGTGACCGATCCGACGCCAGGCACGCCCGGGCAGGACCCGGCGCAGCCGAGCGGGCAGGACCCGAGCGGGAGTGGCGCTCCCGCACCACAGGGGCAGGGCCCCACAGTGCCACCGGCACCACAGCAAGGCGGGCAGGACCCGCAGGGCGGAGGGCAGGACCCGAAGCCACAGCTCAGCCCAGAGGCGACCACAGCCGAACTCGCGCGCGCCCGATCAGAGGTCGCGGCGGAGAGGCAGGCTCGCAAGGCGGCCGAGGACAAGGTGAAGGCGTTCGAGGACGAGAAGCTCTCGGAGCAGCAGCGCCTCGAGAAGCAGGCGGCGGACGAGAAAGCTCGCGCCGACGCCAGCGACGAGGCGCTCAAGCGCGAGAGGATCGCTCGAGCAGTCGAGCGGGCAGCGGTCCGTGCCGGGATCATCGACCCCGAGGACGCGACCGCCATGGTCGACCTGAACGCAGTCACCTTCGACGACAACGGACAGCCCCAGGCTGACTCCATCGACTCCGCCCTCGCGGCCCTCAAGGAACGGAAGCCGCACCTCTTCGGTGCGACTCTGCCCACGGGGAGCGCGGACGGCGGCGCCCGGCAGCCGGCGCCTGTGGATCGCGACGCGCGAATCCGCGAGGCCGAGCAGAAGGGCGATGCCCGAACCTCCGTGGGTCTCAAGATCCAGGACCTCGAGGAGCGGACGGCAACAGACGGCAGGGTGACGCCGCGGGGCCAGTAGATCGAAGGGAGCACTGAGATATGCCTGGCATCACTGGCCAAGGCGACACCTTCGATCTCCCCAACTTCGTCGGTGAGCTGTTCTCCATCACGCCCGCGGATACGCCGCTCTTGTCGGCGCTCGGCGGGCTCACGGGTGGGGAGCGGGTCGTCGCGAAGGACTTCCAGTGGCAGGCCTACGACCTCAGGTCGCCGGGTCAGAACACCGCCCTCGAGGGCGCCAACGCACCGACCGCACAGGAGCGGGCGCGCTGGTCCTTCGACAACGTGGTGGAGATCCACCAGGAAGCCGTGGAGATCAGCTACACCAAGCAGGCAGCGACCGGGCAGCTTGCCGGCCTGAACATCTCGCAGGGCTCCAACCCTGTGACCGATGAGCTGGGCTGGCAGGTGGAGCAGCGCCTGAAGGAGATCGCTCGAGACATCGAGTTCTCCTTCATCCAGGGCACCTTCCAGCGCCCGGTCAACAACTCCACCGATCGGCAGACCCGAGGGCTCCTCGAGCACATCGAGAACCTGCCGAGCCCCGACATGGACACCTACACGGCCAACGTCCTCGACGCTGGCGGTGCGGCGCTCACGGAGGAGCTGATCCTCGACCTCTGCCAGATGGTCTGGGACAACGGTGGCATCCGCGAGTCGGAGACCGCGACGCTGATCCTCGGGTCCAGCCAGAAGAGGGCAGCCACGACGATCTTCGTCACCGACAAGAACTACCAGGAGCAGTCGCGGAACGTCGGCGGGGTGAACCTGCAGACGGTCGAGACCGACTTCGGTCGGCTCAACCTGATGCTGAACCGGTACATCCCAGCCGACACAGTCGCGCTGGCCTCGTTGGAGGAGCTGGCTCCGACGTTCCTCCTGATCCCGGGCAAGGGCTTCCTCTTCGTCGAGCCCCTCGCCAAGGTCGGTGCCGCCGAGCGGCGCCAGATCTACGGTGAGGTCGGGCTCAAGGGAGGCAACCCGCTCGCGCACGGCAAGATCGAGAACCTCGAGGTTCTCGTTCCGGGTTCCTAAGCCACAAGGAGGAGCCCGAGGGTGAAGCTGCTCGCGCACCTGCACTTGTATCCACCGAGGCACAACGCAGGCGCCGAGTGGTACGCCCATACGGTCTTCCGCTCCCTCGTCTCGCGCGGCCACGAGGTCGTCGTCGGGACGAGGGAGCAGGAGGCCTACAGCTTCGAGGGGATCGAGGTCGTCGGCTACCCGACGAAAGATCACTACGCATGGGCGGACGTGGTCTTCACGCACCTCGACATGACGCAGAACGCGGTCGCTGCCAGCCGGCGCGCGCGCAAGCCTCTCGTCCACCTCGTGCACAACCACGCGCAGCTCCGCTTCCACAGGGTCCGGCCGGAGGACGCAGCCCTCGTCGTGTTCAACTCGCGGTGGGTACAGCAGGCCGCGCGCTGGCGAGGCAAGCGCCAGGTCGTCATCCCTCCGCCGGTGATCGCCGAGCAGTATCGGGTGAGCCCAGGCGGCCGGAGCGGAGCCCTGACGCTCCTGAACCTTACGGAGCCCAAGGGCGCGCCGACGTTCTTCCAGCTCGCCCGGCGCATGCCGGAGCGGCGGTTCCTGGCGATCCGCGGAGCCTACGGGCACCAGATCACCCCGGGCGACGTCCCGAACGTGGAGTACCGGCTGAACACCCCGGACGTCCGCGAGGTCTACCGCGACACCCGGCTGCTCCTGATGCCGTCGAGCTACGAGAGCTGGGGGCGCGTCGCGATCGAGGCCGCGGCCTCCGGCATCCCGACCATCGCGCACCCGGCTCCTGGGCTCGTAGAGAGCCTCTCCTGGGCCGGGATCTTCGCCGACCGGGAGGATCTCGCCGCATGGGAGCGCGCGATCCGCTGGCTGGACGAGAGCGAGACCTACGCCGAGCAGAGCGACCGGGTGCTCGAGCGGAGCCGGGAGCTGGACCCTAAGGCGGACCTGGACAGGTTCGAGGAGGAGCTGCTGGGGGTGATCCGTGAGCCTGGCCATGATCGTGCCGTCGCGCGGCCGTCCGCACGCCGTAGCTGAACTCTGGGAGGCCTGGCGGGAGACGACGCTCGGGGAGACAGACCTCCTCGTGGCGATCGACGACGATGACCCAGCGCTTCCGGAGTACCGCGAGCTGGTCCAGCGGGAGCACATCCCGACCCTGGTCGGGCCGCGGCGGCGCCTGGGCCCGACGCTCAACCACGTGGCGGCCATGCTGGCCGTGCAGCCCTACTCGACGCTCGGGTTCATGGGCGACGACCACCGGCCGCGGACGATCGGCTGGGACAAGCGCTTCGCCGAGTGCCTCTCCGGCGGCACGGGGATCTGCTACGGCAACGACCTCCTGCAGGGAGAGCGGATGCCGACCGCGGTCGCCATGACCGCCGACATCGTCCGGCAGCTGGGCTACATGTGCCCGCCGAGCCTGACGCACCTCTGCCTGGACGTCTGCTGGCTCGAGTGGGGCCGAGGGCTCGGGCGCCTGACCTATCTGGGCGACGTCGTGCTCGAGCACATGCACCCGGCCGCGGGGAAGGCTCCTCTCGACGAGGGATACGTCGAGGTAAACAGTCAGGCCATGATCGCGCGCGACGGCGCAGCCTGGCTCGAGTACCGCGAGAGCGGAGGCCTGGCGGCCGACATAGAGAGGCTGAGGGCGCTCCTGTGATTCAGAGGCTCAGGCCGGCGCACTCGCCGGAGGATCTGGCGGAGATCTACGCTCGCCCGCATGACTCGGCGCGCTGGCACGACCACAACGTTCGGGTCGACGTGACCATCGCTCTCGGGCGAGGGGTCGAGCAGGTGGATTGCCTGGCCGACCTCTCCTGCGGCAACGCCAAGATCGCGCGCGCGATCGGCTCGCATCTGCCGGAGCGCCACATCCACCTGGGGGACCTGGCGCCGGGCTACGAGCTCTGCGGGCCGATCGAGGAGACGCTCGAGCAGATCCCCGACGTGGATCTCTTCGTCTGCTCGGAGACGATCGAGCATCTGGACGAGCCCGCCGGAGTGCTCCTCGACATCCGGCGCAAGGCGAGCCACCTGGTGCTCTCGACTCCGGTCGGCGCATGGGGCGAGTCGAACCGGGAGCACTACTGGGCCTGGGATCGCCAGGGAGTCGAGGACATGCTCGAGTCGGCCGGCTGGTCGCTGCTCGCCTACAACGAGCTGGACATGCGCCCGGGCTGGTCGCCCTACTGCTTCGGGATCTGGGCTCTCCGGTGAGAGTTCTCCTGACCGGCTCCGCTGGCTTCGTCGGGCGGAGGTTCCAGCAGGCTCTCGCAGAGCACGACCTGACGCTCGTCGATCTCCTCGACAAGACGGACGCGCGGGACTTCTTCCGCCAGGATCGCTCCCGGTTCGACTTGGTGGTCCACCTGGCGGCGGTCGTCGGCGGGAGAGCCAAGATCGAGGGCGCTCCGCTCGAGCTGGGAGTAAACCTGGCGATCGACGCCGAGCTGTTCGACTGGGCCCTCCGCACGAGGCCTGGCCGCATCGCCTACTTCAGCTCCTCCGCGGCCTACCCCGTGTATCTGCAGACGCGGGAGGCGCACGTGCCTCTCCGCGAGGAGGACATCGACCTGACGGCGCCGACCCTCGGGGTTCCGGACGGCACCTATGGCTGGGCCAAGCTCTCGGGAGAGCTGCTGGCCTCCTACGCCGAGGCCGAGGGGATCAGGGTGCACGTCTTCCGCCCGTTCTCGGGCTATGGCGAGGACCAGGATCGGAGCTACCCGTTCCGCGCGTTCATCGAGCGCGCGCGAGAGAGGCAGGACCCCTTCGAGATCTGGGGCGACGGGCAGCAGGTGCGGGACTGGGTCCATATCGACGACGTCGTCGAGGGCGCGCTCGAGGCCATGAGGCAGGACGTGCCCGGCCCGCTCAACCTCTGCAGCGGATACCCGGTCTCGTTCGACGACCTGGCCGAGACGGTCTGCGCGATCGCGGGCTACTCGCCAGAGTTCCGGCACCTCGAGGACGCTCCGGCCGGAGTCGCCTACCGAGTCGGCGATCCGACGCGCTCCTGGGCTGTCTATCGCCCGCAGGTCTCGCTCCCCCAGGGGATCGAGAGGGCGCTGCGGTGATCGACGCGTTCGCCTCGGAGCGGCAGTACGTCGATCACCTCGCGCCGATCTGGAAGGCCCTGGGCTCCCAGGGGACGTTCTGGGCACCTGAGCACCTCCGATCACACGCTGAGAGCCGCGGAGTAACGCTCACGTCCAGCCCGTCTCCTGGCGGCTCCGGGCCGATCATGGTCGCCGGGTATCGCGACGAGAAGCTGACGGGCAATCGCCCGGTGGTCTTCGTCGAGCACGGCGCCGGCCAGGACTACGGCGGGAGGCACCCGAGCTATCCGGGCGGCTCCCGGCGGGAGCGGGTCGTGCTCTTCATCTGCCCGAGCGATCGGGTGGCCGAGATGAACCGGGCGGTCTATCCCGGCGCGAGGTTCGCGGTCGTCGGCTGCCCGAAGCTCGACAGCCTGCATCGCGATCCGCCGGAGCCGGGAGAGGAGCTGGCGGTCGGGTTCCACTGGGATGCCCTGGTCTGCCCTGAGGCCCGCTGGGCGCTCCCGCACTATCTCCGGGCCCTCCGGGGCCTGGGAGAGCGCTACAGGCTCCTGGGGCACGCTCACCCGCGAGCATGGGGCAGACTCGAGCGGGTCTATAGGCGGCTCGGCATCGAGCCCGTCAAGGACTTCGAGGAGATCTGCAGGAGGGCCCGGCTCTACCTGTTCGACAACTCCTCGACCGGCTACGAGTTCGCCTCCCTGGACCGGCCGGTGGTCGTGCTGAACGCTCCCTGGTATCGCCGGGAGATCGAGCACGGGCTCCGCTTCTGGGAGCTGGTGGATCTCGGCCCGCAGGTCGACTCTCCCGAGGAGCTGGACAGCGCGATCGCGCACGCGGGCGACGAGGGCTACGCAGAGCGGCGCCGGGAGATCGTCGCGGAGGTCTACGCTCACACGGATGGCAAGGCGGCCCAGCGCGCGGCCGAGGCGATCGGAGAGGTCCTGTGACCCTGAGGTTCAGAAAGTACAAGGACGGCACGAGCCTCGAGGCTCCTGCCCCGGAGACCCACCAGGTCTCCGACTTCTACGTGGCCAACGCCCGAGACGAGGGCCTGGTCACGGTCCGAGACGGCCGGCTGATCTGGCACCTTCGTGAGGGCCAGCTGGTCTACCAGATCCTCTCGTCGCCCGGTCGGCGCGAGGACTCCTCAGAGCCAGCCGGGTACGCGGTCGACCTGTTCTACACACTGCAGCTGGTGAGCCAGCCGCCGACGCACGCTGGGAGGAAGCCCCATGGCTGACGTTGTGTTCAACATCTCTCTCGGAGAGGTCAAGAAGTACTGCAAGCTGGACGGCGGCGCGAACGACGCGCTGATCGTGGTGCTGCTCAAGTCCTCGGGCCTCGAGGCAGACGGCACGATCCGCGACTACGACGATCTCGCAGCCCTCCTGGCCGCGGCGAACGACGAGGCGGACTTCACGAACTACGTCCGCAAGACGATCAGCTCGGCCACGATCACGGTCGACGACACGAACAACCGGGTCGACATCGACATCGCCGACCAGGTCTGGACCTCGGCGGGAGGCGCTGCCAACAACACGCTCGGCGCTCTGCTCGTCTGCTACGACCCAGACACCACGGCCGGCACGGACTCGACGGTCGTCCCTCTCACCAAGCACGACTTCTCGGTGACCACGGACGGCACCGATCTCACGGCGCAGATCGCGTCGGCTGGGTTCTACCGAGCGGCATAGCTCGAGAGCCTCGAGAGAGCACGAGGAAGGGAGTCCCCGATGAAGCTCAAGGTCCTCGTGGCGGCCAACGTGGTCGCCCTGGCAGCCCTCGCAGGGACGCTGCTGGGCTCTCCGGTGATCGCCAAGGACCCACCTCCTCCGCAGGCCCAGGGAGTCCACACGGCCCTGCAGCTCGCGGAGTATCCGCTGCCCGGCCAGCCGACGCACCTGCTCGCCTGCGGCGACGAGATCGTCACGCAGACGTGGGTCGTAGCCAAGCTCGCGGCCTGGGCCGACGTGCCCGGCGTGGCCAACGTCCAGGTGAACTCGTTCTATGGCGACGAGGTGCTCCCTCCTGGCCAGGATCGCCAGCCCAAGCACGACCGGCTCGGCATCAAGGACTACCCGCTGACGACCAGGCTGGCCCAGATCGGCGACCTCGCGTGGTTCAACGACCCGGGGGATCGCGGAGAAGCCTACACCTGGCAGTTCGATGTGGTCGCGGGAGGCCAGCTGCAGAGCACCTGCGAGATCACCGTCACCCGGATCTGAGCTGCTCCGCCCGAGGGAGGCGCCATGACAGTCACCGCACAGAGCTCGGGCACTCAGACCGCGACCGGAGGCGGAGTCGAGGATACGCTCCTGGATGTCGCGGTCGCGGGCACGTTCACGCTGCACGTCGACACCGTGAACATGGTGGCTGGCGATGTGCTTGAGCTGCGGATCTACCAGATGGTACTCACCGGAGGCACGCGGAGGGTTGCCTACTACCAGCGGTACGACGGAGCCCAGCACGTCGATGATCGCATCAAGATCAGCGTGCCGATCTCCAACGAGCTGACGGACTCGGGCGCCCTCCGCTTCACTCTGACGCAGAGCGGAGCCAACTCGGACAAGGCGTTCCCGTGGAAGGTCCTGAAGTATGCCTGACTTCCCCGATCCCGGCGTCTTCTACACCTCCCCCGGCTTCAACGCCGTGGCTGCGGGCGCTGGGGGCCTGGACCTCCGGGTAATGACGGGAAGCGGAGCCGCGGCCGGCGCAGCATGGCCCGCGAACAACCGCGCAATCTATATGCCGTTCTTCGTGGAGCGGGTCGTGACCGCGGTGAAGATGTCGATAGAGGTCGCCGTCCAGGCGGGGAACCTCGACGTGGGCATCTACGACGAGAACTTCGCTCGGCTCGTATCCTCGGGATCGACTGCAGTGGGAGCCGTCGGGCTGCAGGTGGTGGACATCACAGACACGGTGCTTACCCCCGGTCTCTACTACATGGCGATGAACTGCTCGACCACCAGCGCGGGCTTCTTCCGGCTCGGCCCGAGCAGCTCTGTGATCAACACCCTGACTGGTCACCGGATGCAAGATGTGGGCGCCATCGCGCTGCCCAACCCCGCAACTCCAGCGACTCCATCATCCCCGTATATCCCGTGCTTGGCGATCGCCCTGCAGGCGGTGCACTGATGGACTTCCCTGGTGGGAACACGCCGTTGCCGGTCCTCCTCCATACGTTCACGCGCTGGGGAGTGGTCGCCGACTACTTCGCGCTGCAGGCGAACCTAACCCCTGCATCCTCGACGTGGCCGGTGGCGAACACCGCCTTCTACCTGCCGATGTACATCCCGTTCCCGTATCCGGTTCGGCGGATCTTCTGGTTCAACGGCTCCTCGGTCACCTCGACGAACATGGACGCCGGGATCTACAGCGAGAGCGGCGTCAGGCTGTACTCCACGGGGTCGGTCGCGGCCTCGGGAGTCAGCGCACTGCAGTACGTCTCCCTGGGCACGGAGCTGCTCCTGATGCCGGGGCGCTACTACTTCGCGCTCGCCGACTCCTCGACCACTGCGAACAGAGGAGGCCAGGCAGCAGCGGGAACAGTGTCACGCAACCGCCAGGTCGGCATCTTGCAGGAGGCGTCCGCCTTGCCGCTGCCCGCGAACATGACAGGAGCCCAGGTGGCGAACGCCTACGTTCCGGTGGTCGGAGTCACCAGGTACGCCTCGGGGTTCGCGTAGATGGCTGCCGGCTCGACGCGCCATATCGAGCCGCTCCTCCCGAGCGGCGGGCAGACAGTCTCCGTCGGCCAGGCCCTAGAGACAGACACTGCTCAGCCGATCGCGCACGCCAAGACCGTCCAAGTAGGGCAGGCGCTCGAGACCGACACGGCCCAGGCGATCCGCGCAGGCCACAGCCGCACGCTCGGCCAGGCCCTCGAGACCGACACGGCTCAGCCTGTCGCCCACTCGAAGACGGTACGGCTCGGGCAAGCCCTCGAGACCGATACCGCCCAGCCGATCACCGCGAACAAAACTCGAGTACTCGGGCAGGCGCTCGAGACAGACACCGCTCAGCCGATCGCGCACGCCAAGACGGTCCGGCTCGGGCAGGCGCTAGAAACGGATACGGCCCAGCCGGTCGCGCACAGCAAGTCGCGGTCCGTTGGCCAGGCTCTCGAGGCGGACACAGCCCAGCCGATCACCGCGAACCGAACGCACGTCCTGGGCCAGGCTCTCGAGACGGACACAGCCCAGCCGATCACCGCGGTCAGGGGAGTCACTCCGGTCGGGCAGGCCCTCGAGACGGACACGGCTCAGCCGATCCGCCCTCTCCGGACGCACGTCCTGGGGCAGGCTCTCGAGCAGGATCTCGCCCAGCCCATCACGGCGAACCGGGCCCATGTGGTCGGCCAGGCCCTCGAGACGGATACGGCCGGGGAGATCACCCCGGTGCAGACCTCAGGAGCGACCCTGGTGGGGCAGGCCCAGGAGGCCGACCTCGCGCTCCCGATCAGCCCAGCGCGCTCCTACAGGCTAGGACAAGCGCTCGAGAGCGACCTCGCCCAGCCGATCGCGCATGCGAAGACGGTCCGGGTGGGGCAGGCCCTCGAGGTCGATACGGCCCAGCCGATCGCCTTCGCCCAGGCGACCATCATCGAGGTCGGCCAGGCCCTCGAGGAGGACCTGGCGCTGGCGATCGCGGCGCTGATGAACAACGCGCCGGCCCAGGGCGACTACGATCCCGGCAGGGCTCGGGCCTCGGCTCGCAGATCCTCCGGGGCTCTCGCCTCGGCCCTCAGCGCTGGCCCGAGCAGACGAACGTTCACGCGCAGCCGAGCACCTCGAGAGGGAGGCGGCGGATGACGATCCGAGTGGCGGAGGCCTCGACAGAGTACCTCCGCATCCCGGTGACCAAGTCGGGCGAGGATACGGACCCGACGGACGAGGCGGTCGAGTTCTCGTTCCCTGCCGAGGGCGTAGCTCCGACCGTCTGGGTCGCGGGCTCCTGGGAGGCCGGAGGGCCGCCCTACATCGCGCGCGCGCTCCTGACGGCCGGAGATCTGGACCCAGGAGCGTACGACGTATACCTGCGGATCAACCCGCCGGGCTCAGAGCTCGTCGCCTTCCACGCCGAGCGCCTGGTGATCTTCGCGGGCGGATCGCTCCTCGCCTCTGTCTCGCAGCTGGGAGACAAGCTGCAGGCCGACATCGACCCCGAGGACGCGCGCGCATGGCAGGCGCTCTCCGATGCCTCGGGCTTCATCCGGGCCTACACGGGCCAGCAGATCACCCTCGTCGAGGAGGACGAGGTCCAGCTCCGCCCGAGCTGGACGCAGAGGCTCTACCTCCCGCAGCGCCCGGTGCTCGACGTGCAGAGCGTCAGCGTCCAGGCGCCCGGAGATACCGCCGAGTCCGTTCTGGACATCGGCGCGTTCACCTTCGATCGGCGGGGCCTCCTGATCTGGACGAGCGACTACTTCCCAGGGCCATACGGGGTCGTGCGCGTCTCCTACTCGCATGGCTACAGCGTCGTGCCCGCCGACATCCAGGGGGTCTGCCTCTCGCTCTCGGCGCGAGGCATGGCCAACCCGGTGGGAGCGGTCTCGAAGCAGATCGGCCAGGCGCAGGCGACGTTCGAGTCGACCACCGAGGGAGCTGCCGTCGGCCTGCGGATCGACGAGGCGCGCATCCTCGACCGCTATCGGAGCTGGGAGCTGTCGTGAGCCTGGTAGACGGACTGCTCGTCCAGGCCGGCACGCTGATCCGGCGGACGCAGACCGGGCCCCTCGACGACTTCAACACCCCGACGTGGGAGGAGACGACCACCGAGGTCCAGTGCTATGTCGAGCAGCGGCGGCCGAGCGAAATCACCGTCGGCCGGGTCTCTGCCCTCGGGGAGTACCTCGGATTCTTCGCGCCCGGCACGCCGATCGCCGACACCGACGAGCTGGTGGTCGGGAGCCACCACTACAAGGTGGTCGGGCCTCCCTGGGAGGCCGTCGATCCTTTCGCCGCTGGCGCGATCGACCACATCGAGGCGGATCTGCGGGAGGAGACCTAGTGCCTGCGCTCTTCATCCCCAACCCGAACCTAGAGCAGGAGATAAAGAGCGACAGCGGAGTCCGGCGCGCCATGGACGAGGTAGGCGACGCCGGACTCGAGGAGCTGAAGGAGCGCATCCCCGTAGACTCCGGCGCCCTGCTGGCCTCGGCCACGATCATCCGGCTCGAGGACGCGGGGCAGCGACTCCAGGTCTCCGTGGACTACTGGGGCTTCCCCGAGTACGGCACGGAGAACATGCCGGCCCAGCCCTATCTCCGGCCGACGCTCTCGGCCCTGGGGCTGAACCTAACGTGAGCGTGCAGCCGCTCCCGAGCGCCGAGCGGATGGCGATCGCCTGGCTGGCCGCGCACCCGAACCTCGACGTCCTGATCTACGACGCCGACGCCGACTCGAACCGGGTCTATGGCGACGCGCCCAAGGGAGCGGTGGTCCCGTTCATCACCGTCGAGCGCGTCGGCGGCAGGCCCGATGCGAAGCCGCATTGGATCGACAAGGCCCACCTACAGATCCTCGCGTGGGGCGAGGCAGACGAGCGGAGCGCAGCCGAGGAGGTCTGCGCTGTCGCCGTGGCCGCGTTGCATGAACTCCCGGGCGTGCGAGCCCTGGGAGTAGTGACCGCAGTGGAGGACGTGCTCGGCCCACGCCCGCTGCCCGACCCGGAGACCTCGCGGCCGCGCTATCTCGCGGAGGTTCTCCTCACGACACACCCGCTCAGAGAGAGCGGGAGCTGAGAGCCAGCCTCACCGATCCCTGAAAGGGGGCACCATGCCGGAAGTGCCAGGCAACATCCTCGTCGGGCAGAACGGACAGGCCTACGTCGCTCCGCTCGGCACGGCAGAGCCAGCCAACGTCGCCTCGTCCCTCGACGCAGCGTTCGTGGAGCTGGGGATCATCTCGGAGGACGGCGCCAAGCCCGTCGACAGCAAGGAAACCGTCGACATCCCGGGCTGGCAGTCGTTCTACACGTACCGCACGATCGTGACGAAGCGCGACTTCCGAGTCGGGTTCGTCATGCGCGAGTGGAAGCGGGAGACGTTCGCCCTCGCCTTCGGCGGCGGGACGTTCGTCGACCAGGGCGGCGGCATGACCAAGTACGAGCCGCCCTCGCCGGAGACGATCGACGAGCGGGTCTTCGTGCTCGACTGGCAGGACGGCGATGCGAACTACCGCCTCGTCATCCCACGCTGCCAGGTCGTCGAGGCAGTCGAGACGCAGCTCGCCAGGACCGTCGCCGCGGATCTCCCGGTGACGCTCGCGGTCCTCGCGCCGGCCACAGGTGCCCTCCCCTGGTACCCGCTGACCGACGCGGAGCAGTTCGCCAGCTAGACCGGGCTCGAGCCCGGCCGGACAGGAGGAGGACGTGACAACGATCGACCTCGATGCGCTCAAGGCGGCGCGCGCAGAGCAGAAAGAGGAGACGCACGAGCTGATCTTCGGTGGCAAGACGTTCGTGCTGCCGCTCGAGATGCCGCTCGAGTTCCTCGAAGCGCTGGCCGATGTCCAGCGCGTGACCGATCCCAAGACGGGCATCCCGATGGCCGAGCTGCACAGGCTCCGCCAGATCCTCGTGCCCGTTCTGGACGGCCAGGCGGAAGAGTTCTTCAAGGCGCTCCCGTCGGAGGAGGACTACACCGCGGCCATCCAGGGCCTGTCGCAGATCTACCTCGGCGCCGGCACGGGGGAACCGCAAGCCTCGGGTGCTTCATCCAAGACAACTTCGAGGCGCTCGAGGCCTCCTTCGCCAAAGAGTACCCAGGAGAGCGATCCCTCCCCGAGCTGATCTGGGGCCCACGGCGCTGCTCCCTGCGACGGCTCCTCGTTCTCGTCAAAGGGATCTCCTGGGTCGAGATGCGGGAGCCGGAGGTCATGCCGGAGCCAGCGAAGCCGCCTGAGCGCGGGCCTGGCGGAGGTCTGGGCTGGCTCGGCGTTCCCAGGTACGCCCCAGGTCCTCAAGTCGAGCAGGGAGTGTAGATGGCCGTAGACGCTGGCGTCGGCTTCGTCGATATCCTGCCGAGGACCGACAAGTTCACCGGCGTGCTGCTGACCAAGGTCAGTGGCGCGCTGAACTCCATCTCCTCGAGGGTCGGCGGCCAGGCTACCGCGATCGGCCGGACCCTCGCTGGAGGCATGGCGCTCCCGATCGTGGCCGGCCTGGCGGCCGCGGGCGTGGCCGTCACGAAGCTCGCCAGCGACTACGAAGATTCCATCGTTCGACTCCGCACCCTGGTCGGGCTCTCCGCGGAGGAAACCCACAGCCTGTCCGAAGCCGTCCTCGAGCTAGCGACGACGCTCCCTCAGTCGCCGCAAGAGCTCGCGGACGCTTTGTTCTTCGTCACGTCCGCCGGGTTCCGCGGCGCCGAGGCGATGGACATCCTCGAGACCTCGGCCAAGGCGGCAGCCTCCGGCCTGGGAGAGACCAAGGTCGTCGCGGATGCGGTGACCTCGGCCATGAACTCCTACGCCAAGAGCGGCCTCACGGCAGCCCAGGCGACGGACGTGCTCATCAAGGCGGTCGCAGAGGGCAAGTTCGAGGCCGCCGAGCTGGCGCCGGTGATCGGCGGCGTGCTCCCGATCGCAGCCCAGCTCGGCGTCGAGTTCAACGAGGTCGCCGCGGCGATCGCGGCAGCGACCCGCCAGGGCCTCTCTGTCAACCGCGCAGCGACCGGCGTCCGGTTCCTCCTCTCCTCGTTCATCAAGCCCTCTGGGGCCGCGGAGGAGGCCCTGGGGAGGGTCGGGCTCTCGGTCGAGAAACTGCAGACGCGGCTAGCGAAGAAGGGCCTCCTCGATACGCTGCAGCTCCTCGCGGAGAAGTTCGACCTCTCGACGGCCGCGGGGAAGCGCGCGTTCGCGCAGATCGTCGGAGGCGCTCGAGGGCTGAGCGTCGCTGCGATCCAGGTCGGGGAGAACGCCGAGGCCGTCCAGGTCCTCACGGACAACATCGCGGACGCTGCAGGCACGACCGCTGACGCATGGGCGGTCGCCTCCCAGACGCTCACCAACCGGATCGGCACTCTGAAGTCGACGTTCCTGAGCATGGCCATCAGCATCGGCACGGTCCTTATCCCGGTGGTCTCCACGCTCGTCTCGGCCCTGACGGGGCTGGCCACCACGGTGCTCGTGCCGCTGGCGCGCAGCTTCAAGGGGCTGCTCCTGATCTTCATCGGCTACAAGGTCCTGGCCAGCTGGCTCCCGGCGCTCCTGTTCCGTATCGCGCTCGGGCTCGAGGCGATCGGGTCCGTCGCCCTCGCTGGCAAGGTGCTCACGCTCGCCGTAGCCCTTACCGAGCTGGCGGGGCCGCTGGCCCTGATCGTCGGAGCGACCTTCGCCCTCGCCAAGATCACCGAGGCGCGCCAGCAGAAGGCCCTCGAGAGGATCAGCGGGACGATCGTCAAGTTCGGGAGCGACTCGGAGAAGAGCGCCAAGGCCGTCGTCGGTCTGCACAAGGCGATCGCGCAGGAGCACGGCGTTGGCTTCCGGCTCCCGACGACGACAGAGCAGCGCGCGGCGATCCAGAAGGACTTCGACGAGACGATCTCAGCCCTCGACAGGCAGCACCGGGCGACCGAGGTCCTGCAGACCGACATCGCGGAGATCAGCAGGGAGGCGCAGCGCGGAGCTGCCGAGGTCGGCGGGAACTTCCGCTTCATCGCCCAGGCTGTCGGCCAGTCCACCGCCGAGTTCACCGGGCGCCTCCGCGGGGCTCTCTCCGCGAGCCAGACGGACGTGCGAGCCTGGGGCAAGTTCGTCGGCGAGACCATGGTCAAGGCGGCCGACTTCTTCCGCGACTGGCGCGCCGAGGCAGCCGACAACCTGACCGGCGTCAGCGGCGTGCTCTCTCAGTTCGCCAACAAGAACAAGGTCGACCTAGACAAGGTGCTCACGGCCTTCGAGCGCACGGCCGACCGCGCGCGCCAGTTCACCCGCGACCTGCTCGTCATCGGGAAGACCGGAGGGCAGAGCGGCAAGGATCTCGCCAACGCGCTCCTCGCCATGGGCCCCGCTGGCCAGGGCCTCGCGGCGTCGATCGCAGGCGCAGGGGACCAGATGAGGGACAAGCTCGTAGGCTCGTTCGGCGACATCCTCTCGGCCGGAGAGAACGGCGCTGGCAGGCTGCAGCGGGTCCTCGTCGGGACGCTCGAGGAGATCCGCGACATCCTCACGTCGATCGCCAAGCGCTTCGGCATCACCGTCGAATCCAACGCGCCCGAGGTCTCGAGCGATATCGAGGCCCTCCGCAATCAGCTCTTCCAGCTCGACGGCACCGTGGTCGACGTCGGCATCCGCGGCCACACCAAGGTCGAGGTGCCCGGAGGGGACTCCGGCGGCCCGTTGCCGATCGCCTCCGGCGCGATCCTCGCGGGCGCGCGCGGGTTCGTGACGCGGGGCCCGACGATCCTCGCGGGCGAGAGCAAGAAGCCGACCCGGTTCGGCACCGGCGCTGAGATCGTCCAGCCGCTCGACGACCGGGGGATCGGCATCATGGCCAAGGCCTTCCGCCTGGCGATCGACCAGGCCGGCGGGATGGGGCAGGCCGGAGACATCCACGTCACCCTCGAGATGGACGGAGAGCGCATGGGCCGAGCGATCGTCAAGAGGAACACGCGCAGGGCCTCTCTCATGGGAGCGGCCTCGTGACCGGGCTCTACTGGGCCGACCCGGCTGACAGCACTCACGCGACCATCGGGCTCGACCTCTGCGCGCTCGACAACGGCGACCCGTTCGGCTTCCAGTTCTTCGGGCTGGACTGGGGCGAGATCGACCCGGAGATCACCTGGCAGTCGGACGGCGAGGTGCCCGGCGCCGAGCAGGTGCGGCGCCACCCGGGGCCCGTCCTGGCGCGCATCAAGATCCACGCCGACTTCCGCGCGGCCGACTTCCAGACGCAGCTCGAGGCCTATCAGCTCCTCGGCCGGTTCCTCGAGGCCCAGGACGGCGTGCTCGTCTGGTATCCGCTCGGCGCCGATGAGCCGAAGTTCTGGGACACCTATCCCTCTCCGGTGCCTCCGCTCTTCCGCGGGATCGACCACCAGGGCGCGCAGGTCCTCGAGGGCCTGGTCGATCAGGGCTACGAGTTCAACGTCTGGCACCACCCCTATCCGAGGCGAGCCGCGGTCACTCTCCTCGACGGGGTCGAGGTCTCGAACCTGGTCGGCGACAACGTACTGACCTATGACAACCCGGGCTCCGCGCTCTCGGAGGCTCGGCTCGAGATCGAGGTGCCCGGCGGAGAAGACGTGATGCAGTTCCGCGTTGGCTTCCGCACAGGGGACTCGGACGAGTTCGCGGCGGATCTCTCGGGCTATGCGATCAACTCGCCCGCGCAGGTGCGCGAGTTCTGGCGCCCGATCCACCGCCAGGTCCTCACGCCCGCCGATCCGGCCGCCTTCGCTGGCACCTATCGGGTCGTCGTGAACGCCAAGCTGGACGAGGACGTCTACCACCTCCGGCTGTTCTCGGGAGCGACCCTCGACGAGGACCAGCCGCTCTCGAACGACGGCCAGGAGGTCGAGCTGGACGCCACGGACCTGTCGAACTTCGACCCGTTCACGGAGATCGACCTCGGGCTCGTGACCTATGACGCCAGCTCGCCCTCGCTCGTCCTCGAGATCCAGGCCTACTCAGAGGGCGACACCGACATGGGGGAGTGGGGCTGGGTTCAGCTGATCCCCGCGCGGCCGGCTCTCGTGCTCTCCTCGCCCGGCTATCGCACAGGAGCCTTCGGCCGCCGGATCTTCCGCGGCACCATGCTCGCCCGCCTGGGAGGAGCCTCCCTCGACGACGACGACGCCGTGGTGCTGGACCCGAACGCCGGAGAGATCGCGGAGGTCAAGCCGGTCGCAGGCCAGACGCTCCCGCTGGGATATCACGTGCTCCGGTTCCGCGGAGTGGTGATTAACCGCGACCGGGTCAAGGCCAAGATCGGGGAGCTACGCGTCCTCAAGGACGACGTGGAGATCCGCCGGGTAGGCCTCCACTCCCGCAAGGGCCGCGTGCAGACCTACTACGGAGGGCACTTCGTCCGAGAGATCCACTTCAAGGTCGACGACGACTCGGCGCTCTATCGCTTCCAGGTCGAAAACACCTCGACGGATGACCTGCCGACCATCAAGGTGGCGTCCCTGATCGAGCACTACGCACCGGCCGTGACCGAGGGCCGGAGGGCGGTTATCGACTCAGGCACGAGGACGACCGAGATTGAGGACGAGGACGGCGCGCGCCTCGCGACGCTCAGGGCGACCGGGCTGCCGTGGATCGACCCGGGGCCAGGAGCGGTCGCGATCACCATCGGCGAGCAGGCCTCGTTCGGCTACGCCCATGTCGACGACCGCGGGCCTCTCCCCAAGGTCGACGAGGACACGAGCGCCCTGGTGACGCTCACGGTGACGCCGAGGGATCTGCAGGCATGACGAGCGAGGGACCGAACTTCCCAGATACCGTCAACACCTCAGATCCTCCCGGCACGAGCCTGAACTGGACGAACCCCGGCAACGTCGCGGCCGACGACGGAACGAACGCCACCATCACGAGCGGGCTGTTCGACCTCAGCGTCACCTCGTTCCGGCTCGAGTGCACGGACTTCGACTTCGCGATCCCAGGAGGAGCGACCATCCTGGGGATCGAGGTCACCATCGAGCGCCAGGCGAGCGCCGGCCAGCACCGAGACACCCAGGTCCAGCTCATCAAGGGCGGCTCGACGAGCGGGGACAACAAGGCCGACACCGCGACGAACTGGCCGAGCAGCATGACGGCCAAGACCTACGGCGGCCCGACGGATCTCTGGGGCCTCTCCTGGTCGCCCTCTGATATCAACGCCACGAACTTCGGGGTTGCCGAGTACGGCACGAACTTCACCAACAACGTTCAGATCGCGATGGACTACATCTCCATCACCGTCTACTACTCGGTCGTCACCAACGTCGCCGTCGGGCAGGCAACGGAGACGGACACGGCTCAGCCGATCGCCATCCCGCTCCACCGGATGGTCAATCAGGCGCTCGAGACGGACACGGCGCAGGCTATCTCTCCCTCTCTCGCCAGCGTTGTCACCGTTGGCCAGGCGGAGGAGACCGACACCGCGCAGCCGATCAGGGCGAACCGCACCCACGTCCTGGGCCAGGCGACAGAGACCGACACGGCGCAGCCGATCGCTCACGCCAAGACCGCGAGGGTGGGGCAGGCGCTCGAGACCGACTCCGCGCAGACGATCACGCCGGGCGTAGGAGCGACGCCGACAGGCCAGGCCGTGGAGACGGATACGGCCCAGCCGATCACCCCGCGGAAGAGCCTCGGCCAGGCCGTGGAGCGCGATCGCGCGCAGCAGATCACCGTGCTCGGCGGAGTCACTCCTCCCTCGCAGTTCCCCGTCCTGATCCGGGCGCCGGGCCGAGCTGGGCGCGTCCACCACGAGTTCTCCTCCCCAGGAGGCGACAGCTTCATCCCGACGATCGCTCGGTGGCAGGCCGAGGAGGAGGCTCCTGGCGGCTTCGGCCCAGCGACCGGCCTGATCTCGCGGCGCCTGCGCGATCGCCACCCTGAGTGCTTCCAGGAGGGCTCGACCTGGCGGACGCTCCTCGAGGACGGCACCTGCATCCATGCCGGCAGGCTGACGCGCCCGGACGCTGATGAGAACTCGAGCGTCATCCAGCTCGCGGATCGCGGGCGCGCTCAGGTGGTCGAGCGTGAGGTCGGCCCGATCCTTTACCAGGCCCATGTCGGCTCGGAGGTCTCAGAGGGGTTCTTCGACTCGGATCGCTGGCGCGCGTCGATGAAGACCATGACGACCACGTTCGGCGACACCGAGGTCCAGTTCGACCGCAACGAGGGAGCGACGGCGTCGGGCAACGCGACCATGGTCATCCCGTTCTTCGGTCGCGAGCTGGCCCACCTCCGGATGCACCTGCAGGGGAGCTATGCCTTCATCGCAGTGCTCACGTCGCGGAGGGAGCGCGTCCCGAGCAACACCAACTCCGCCGAGCTGGACGTGTCGGGGATCTCCTACGAGAACTGGTACGCGAACCTGGGAGCAGGGCTCAACGCTGGCGAGGTGGACATCGACCTCGTGCTGGCATCGGGCGCGCTGACCTATCCGAACACGGCGCCGATCTACACGAACGCAGGCGACATCGACGACACCGGCTGGGGGTTCGTCTGGCCCGACCTGATCTTCATCCAGGTCGGGGACTGGGAGCCGACCGCGGCCCACGCGGCCCAGGCGAACGTCCTGCTGCAGAACATCGAGATCAACGGAGCGCCCCTGGGATCGCGGCGCAAGTTCTCCGTGCTGGACCTGGTCGAGGACATCGCCGCGCGGCTGGGTTTCTCGGTGGTTAACGCCGAGGGCGGCGACTACGACATCCTCCCCTACGAGCTCCTCCCGGGAATCCCGGCAGCCGAGGCGCTCGACATGGCCTGCCTGCTGACGGGCAAGCGCTACCGGATCACGGACAACGGGGTGCGGGCCGTCTTCGAGTTCGGCCGCTGGGATGATCGGCGCTTCCGCCGGGCCTCTCCCTGGTCGCGCTTCGACTTCACTCCGCTCGAGCGCTATGACGCCGTCGCCGTGCCGTACTCCTACCCCGGCATGCACGGGCAGCTGACCGACCAGGTGATTGTTCGGGTCGAGAACTCGCCGCTCCTCCGGCGCAACGTGTTCTACGGGCTCGAGGTCATGGAGCCGATGCACAACGCCGACCGCGCGCGCGACATCGGCGCCCGCTGGGCGGAGCACCTCGTGCGGCCCAGGAGAGGAGGCTCGTTCTCGGCCGCGGAGCTGATCGACGAGAACGGCCAGAAGCTCTCCGCGCACCACGCCTTCGCGGGCGACATGGTCGAGGGAGGGCGCGTCGGCAGGCTGACCCGGTTCGACGATCACGTCGAGGGAGAGTTCAACGGCGACAACCTGCAGTTCGAAAAGGTCGTCGCGCGCCGGGATCGCCGTGTCTCTCTGACGCGGCGCTGAGAGCCAGGAGAGGAGGCACATGGCCTACGACAAGCAGACCTGGGAGGCTCAGATCGACAACGGGAAGATCCCGCCGTCGCTCCTCGCCCAGGTCGTCCCCTATCAGTACGACCGAGATCTCGGCGGGCCGGCGCTCATGCACCCGGAGGCCGCGCTCGCCATGGGAGCGATGCTCCGCCAGGCCGCGGAGGACGGCTATCCCGACCTCGGGATCGCGCTCTCGTACCGGACGTACGCGAAGCAGCTCGAGAAGTGGGCTGCGTATCAGGCGGGCACTGGGAACCTCGCCGCGCGGCCCGGCACGTCGAACCACGGCTGGGCCGTGGCCGCCGACCTGAACTGGGGGAGGACGGCCACGATCGAGTGGGCGCACAAGAACGCCCACCGCTGGGGCTTCCACTTCGACGTCCCGACGGAGAACTGGCACATCGTGTACTACGAGCACGAGTGGGATGGGAGCGAGATGACCGACGAAGAGAGGAAGCTGCTGACCTGGCTCGAGGGGTTCAAGAAAGCGTCGACCGAGAATCTCCCGGGCAACGACACCGGCCCTGCGATGGGGCGAGCCCTGGCAGAGGGAGCCAAGCACGCCGCCAGCAAGGGGCACGTCACGAAGAAGCACACGCACTCCGAAGGAGTCACCGGATCGGCGAAGGACACGCCGGCGGGGCACCTCCACCGGGACGGCACGACCGGGCCCGCTCGGGAGCCGTGATCCCGTGGCTGACCTCAAGCTGAACACGCAGGTTCTGGTCGGCGGGGTGATCGTCATCATCGGAGTGATCCTCGCGCTCGGGGTCATGGGCCGCGTGTCTGCCCTCGAGGGCCGCGCGTCGGCGCTCGAGGCTCAGTTCACCCAGCTCGAGCAACTGAACGAGGAGATGGCCGCCCTCGAGGAGCGCGTCACGGCCAACCGTACAGACATCGCGGAGCTGTCCAGCGCGAGGGACGACATCCTCCGCGCGATCTGCGACCTACTAGGAAGGCCACCCCAACAATGCGGACTCGTGCCGGATTCCTGACACTGTTCCTACTGCTCGCCCTGATCCCAGCACCGGCGCCCGCCGGGGCAGCGTTCGCGCCGTGCCTCAACCCGACGATCCGCGGCACCGTCTTCGACGACTTCCTCCTGGGCACCGGAGGGCGCGACATCATCAAGGGCCGCCGCGGCAACGACACGATCCTCGGCCTCGGCGGCAACGACATCCTGTGCGGCAACCGCGGGGAGGATCGGCTCGACGGCGGAGACGGGGAGGACCTCACGTTCGGCGGGCTCGAGATCGACCGGTGCACCGCGGAGTACAAAGAGGACTGTGAGCGAGGCGGAGCGTAGCTCTGGCAAACCGGGGAGGTCGGCGTGGAGGGCTGGGTCACCTTTGTCCCGCTGGCAGTCGCGCTGATCGCGCCCGTGGGAGCCTACCTCGTCGCCGCTCGCAAGATGAGCGGGCGCATCGCCTCGAGCGAGGCCTCCCAGCTCTGGGACGAGTCGCGCTCGATACGCGACGACTACCGCGGGCGCCTGCAGGAGGCCAACGCTCGGATCGCAGAGCTCGAGGGGCAGGTAGCCGTCCTGCAGCGGGATCTTCGGGAGGCAGAGAGAAGGTTGGCGCGTGGGGAATGGTGAGCCGACGCCGCATGAACTCCGCTCCGCACTGCGGAGGCTCGTGATCGCAACGGTCGTGCTGTACGCCGCGCTGGCGGGAGTGGTGACCGTGGGCTTCCTGAACGCCCGGTCACAGCGGGCGGACCTCACTGCGGCGCTGTGCCGCATCCGCACGGACCAGGAGCAGCGCATCGCCGCTTCCGAGAGGTTCATCGAGGAGAACCCTCGGGGGATCGACGGGCTCACTCCGGCGCTGATCCGGCAGGGGATACGCGAGGCGCAGGAGGCGGTCGACGCCCTCGCCACGCTCGACTGTGGGAGCTGATGCCTCCGTGCGCTGGGTCGTCCGGATCGCCGTGGGGCTCTGGCTCGTCGCTGCCCTGACTGCCTTCGCCGGAGCGATCTCCTTCGCCAACGGCGTCTCCTCGAGGGAGACCGAACTCCGCCAGCAGCTCCGCCGGCTCGAGCGCGATCACAGGCAGCTGCAGGAGGAGCACCGGGAGCTGCAGCTCTGGGTGGCGGACGTGCTCCGGCCGTGGCTCGTGCGCGCGGTAGGGGAGGACCCCGAGGGCGAGCCTCCGCCGATGCCTCCGCCCGTTGTGGTTCCCTCCCCCGATCCGGTGCCTCCCAGCCCAACTCCGGCGCCGACCCCGATCCCGACGCCAACGCCGGAGCCCACCCCATCGGCGTCACCGTCGTTCGTCTGTGTCCCCATCATCCAGGTCTGTCTCTAGACCAGAGAGGAGCAACATGCCTGATCTCGTAGCGTTCCTGGTGGCCGCAGGGCCACTGGCGATCCTCGTGACCAAGTCGGTCGACTTCCTGCGGAACGCCTTCGACAAGGAGGACAAGTACAAAGGGAGCTGGGTGTGGAACGTCGCGGCCTTCGCGATCGGCGCCGGATACTGCCTCGGCTTTGCGGTCAACCTCGCGGCCACGATCGCCCTGAGGCCGGAGCTGGCGACGCGCCTGACCGGCGTCTGGGGCGAGGTGCTGACCGGCCTCGCGGTCGGGGCCGTAGCCTCGTTCTGGCACGAGCAGATGTCGGCGGCCTCGGCGAAGTCGCCCTGAACCTAGACCCCGCAGGGCTGCTCGGCTATCATCCGCCGAGCGACCTCTGTGGCGGGGATCGCTGAGGAGCCCACAAGGCCCCTTGACCTAGAGAGCCCCTCGGGAGCCCAGCTCCCGAGGGGCTCTCTCTCGTTGTCCCCACTCCCAGGATCGGTCGCCAAGATCTCGCGGATGGGCTGGCGCCTGTCACTCCGGTGCGCTAGGCTCTGCCGCCTACGCAGTTCGAGAGGTCAAGGGAGGGCCACGCCATGACTGAGCCGGAGTCCGCGCTCGCGCGGATCGAGCAGTACTCGACGGACGACTACAACGTCCTGATGCCGGTGATCTCGCTCGAGCAGGGAGGAATCACCAGCAGCCCGTACCTGATCGAGAGCATCCAGGTCGTCCAGATAAAGCCGGAGGACTGCTACAACGACTTCCGCTTCGCCAACGAGAGAAAGGGCGAGCACGCCCTGGGCGCGCGCGGCCTGACCAAGCTGGCAGCGGCCGCCGGGATTTCCTGGGTGCCGGATCTCTGCCGAGTGGTCGAGCGCAAGCCGCTCGAGCGCAGCCTGGCCACCGGGATCTCGCACACCTACATCCGCTATCAGGCCGCGGGCTGGGTCCGGCAGCCGAACGGCGAGCCGCACCTCGAGATGGCGGAGAAAGACATCGACACCTCCGACGTCGAGGAGCGCATGTTCGACCAGTTCGAGCGGCAGCTCGAGCGCCTGGGGGATCGCGCCAAGTTCGCCTCGGCCGACATCCCTGGCATGGTCCGGCGCGATCTGCTGCAGCTGAAGGAGTTCCTCCTCGGCCACGTCGAGACCAAGGCCAAGAACCGGGTCATCCGGCGGCTCCTCACGCTCAAACAGGTGTACTCAGAGAAGGACCTCAAGAAGCCCTTCGCGGTCCCGCGGCTGCTCTATCGCCCGGACATGACGACGCCGATGGGGCTCGAGCACAGCCTGTCGGCGGGCGCCCAGGCGACCCACGAGCTCTGGGGATCGCCCGGGCCGGCGCGCCCACAGGGACAGATGCTCGAGCTGGGGCAGGCAACCGAACAGGATTCCGCGGGGCCAGTGGTCGGTTCCCCCACCACGCCCGCGGAGGAGGAGGGCGCGGGTTCTGA